CCCAGTGTTGCTGACCCCTAGACTATTACCATATTGTTTTTCGCCATTTCCGGAGATAGTTTCTAATGTTGAGCTAATGTCCAAAACAAAAGGGCTGTCCGCTGCTGTAAAATCTGAATCTTCCGCTACTGTATATACATTCGTGCTGGCCATTATGGCACCTCTGGATCTGGTTGATTATATTCTTTCCAAGATATTTCCACGCCTATGCAATTACCATTCATACGGCTTGTCGTTCTAAATAAAAGCCTCTGTTCTGGGCTCTGGATAGTAAAATCAGTAGGATCAGATGACCCGCCCACTTTAGATCCATAACCCCACTTTTCTTGCCGTATATTAGGCCCTGTAGCTGAATAAGTAGGATCTTGATAGACTAGATATGTGGGATCATCCGCAACATTAATAAACTGGTAGTGCGGGTTTTTACTGCGCCCTGGTAAATTGGTCCCGTTATCTGTTATAGTAGGTTCCAGAAAGACCTGATACAAAGTTTCAGCCGTGGAAAAGATTTTAACTTTTAAATGGATCTGCTGTGGAACTGATGGAGTTATGGTCAGATAATCTATATACTCATCTGCATCAATGCAATTAAAGGTCTCTACCCTGAATGATTCAGCAGTCTGAATTTTATACTCATCAGTGGTAAGGCACTGTATATCACCCCTTTGGTTTAAGGTCTGCTCTACCCTGTCACCATAAGGATCATCACCTACATGAATCTGATATAGTGGATCATCACTTGTATTAATGACATCAACATTAATAGATCCATCTGGGTTATATATGATTCCTTTAGGGTTATAGAAGGTCATTTATTGCACCTCTGTGCGCCAAATTACCACACCAATTGCTGATGATGTGGCAGATTTAACACACCTGAACTTGATAGGCCCATGGATACTTATAACTGAGTGCTCTGGGGTTATCTCCTGGAGCATACCATTAAGATAAAGATCATACCATGTGGACCCATCTGCTGTGATCTGCACCTTTACACCTTCCCCTGTACCGAGCTCATCAGTGCAAACAATGGTAATTCCACCTGTCGCACCTTTTTCCAGGCTGATAATGGCGTCTGTCTGTGCTGGTATGATTGTTTCAGGGTATGCGCTCAAGGTATCCCCTTGTAAGGGGTAAGGTTTCCCCTACCCCTGTTTAGGTTAGCTAAGTGCTACGGTTCCAACGTTCTCTACTATTGTTCCGTTTCCGGCGGAGTCAAACCATACTACCAAACACTCGTTAGGAGCGTTCAGGGTAGCAACATTGTTTGTGCCGTTAAAGGTTCCGGATGTAAGTGTCAGTGTATGAGCTGCTGTGCCTGATGCTGATGTGTCCTTAACAACAAAAAGCCCAGGGTGGTTGAGTGTATCAGCTATTGTGGCAGCCACAACTACAGTTGCATGGTTAAGTTCTACAGACTGAACACCGGCTGTTACTGCGCCTGATGCTGTCAGCTCCTGGGATGTCTCAAGCTGTGTGGTCACTACACCAGATGTTACGGCAGAAACAACCAGCTTGTAATACTCTGAACCGTTCACCACATGAATAATGTCACCAGCTGCAAGGTTCTCATAGGTGCTGTTGAAATAGCCTGAAGCCTTGATTGTTGCTATGGCGTCAGTATCCTCTTTGTAGATATACTGTCTTGGTGCGTTGCTGTTTGCCATTGCTGATACTGGTAGGAAATATGTTTGATCAAAAGCCATGTTTAAATCCTCCTTAAGGATTGAAAGTTAATATAAATAGCCTCCACGCGGGAGAGATTAAGCCTTGGGGCAGGCCCGTGGAGGCTATGCCCCAATTCCTATTAAGCTGTCTCGTCGTAGATGACCTTGACTATGCCCTGTGGCTCTCTTGCTACAGAGCCAGCCTTGAACATGCCGTTTGCAAGCCAGGATGTTTTCTGTGGTACCCAGTCAATAGTTGTCTTCATTTCGATACCGATTGCAAGGCCTATAGCTGACTTGTGATATGCAAAAGCAATCTCATCACCAGTTACGCCGGGCAAACCACCCTCAGCCCTTACGCCGATTACATGCCAATTAAAGCCCATCCACTGATTAATCTCAGCATTCATGAGAGCCTTTATTGTGTTGTAATCAGAAGAACCAACCTGCTCAACGGAAAGGAGCTCATTCAGAACATTGGCCTGAATGCAAAAGTGCCTGTCTTCCATTGGGGCCTCGATCTCATTAAAGTGCTGTGATGCTCTACGAACAACTTCAAAGTCAAAGTTCCTGGTCCCTGAGATATCAAGAACAAGCCCTGTATCTGGATTCTGATCATTTGTTGCTGCAAAGGAAGTGGCTGCAAATGCGTCAATTACAAGCTGATCTTCCCTTCTTCCTATAGCCTTAGCTATGGTCTGAGCAAGCTCGGATCTCTCATCAAAATTTACCTCTGCCTGATCAAAGATGTCAGTGTACTCTGGTGCGTTCCAGTTCTGCATAGTTGCGGTCTGGCGTGCGTGGCTGATGTCCATAGGTGTAACATCTGCCTGGGTAGCTTTCTGGTTGGCAAGCCCCTTGCCCATACGGGTGAACTTGTATGACTCACCAGTTACATTTGTGCGCAGAGATACAGTATTCCTAAGAGTCTGCATTCCATGGTATTCGTGTTTTACTTCGTTGTCAAAGGCTATTACTGCTGCGTTGGCTAGATTTTTAGACATTGATATGTCCTCCATTTTGGTAAATCGTTCAAAGTTTCTGGCTTTGATCGAGTGTCCGAACGTTCGGGTCGATTTTTGCGCCTGTTAAGGTTCAAAATCCCTAATGTCCGGCTCCAAAATGGAGGTATCGGAAAGGATAATTGAATAAGTATTAAATAATTAAACTAAATTGTCAATGATATTATGCACCTATAACAACTCTGTGATCCTCAGAGCCATATAGTTTTGCCTGCATGGCTTCAACCTTCTTCCTGAATGCTGGATCTATCGCCATTCTTCTGTTACCGTATTGATCCTTTTCAAAGACAAGCTTGTTAACCTCTTCCTCTGTCACTCCTCCTGTTGCTTGGCCTTCCTCTGGATTTACTGGAGCATTCCTTGTCATGGATACCAGCTTTTCAAGGGCCTGCACTGATGCTGCACTGTTTGCCATACCCTGGAACCCCTCTATCATATCCTCTGGAAGATTGGCACTCGCCCATGCATTAAGGTTGTCTATCCTGACCTCTGCATTGTTGCCCAGGGCTTGCAGCTCGCTTGCCTTGTATGACTCAAGGGCCTCACCCTCTGCCACCTTAGACATGGCATAAAGCTCTATCATCTTGTCAAAGCCTTCCTGCCCCATGTTGGAATTTTTTGCAAACTCCATAGCCTCTGACATGATGGGGTCTGAGTCGTCAACCTCTATACCGCCCTCTTTGAGCTGGTCAGAGATATTAATCTCGTACGCCTCTGGCGCGCCTGTGAATGCTCCAAACCTGCTTTCCAGCTCTGTGTATGCCTTGGCCTGCTCTGTGATGTTGGCGTACTTGTCCTTAAGAAACTCTGGCTTATCTCCCTGCCCTGGCACTCCCTCTGCGTAATGCCATGTTGGTTCCTCTGATGTTTCCTGACCTCCTACCATCTCGGCTACTGCCCCTGCGTCATTCTGCTCTGGTGCTGTTGCTTCTTCTGTCATTTGGTATCCCTCCCATTCTTTACTGTATCTGTATAAGCCATCCTGTTAGGATAAATCTCTTGACCCGTTTGGCATGTTACGCATTTAATATAAACTTTTTTGCTTCTAAACCATGGCATCATGACTTTCATTTGATGTCCACAATGAAGACATGGACCATCAAATTCAAAATCAAACTCTTCTGGTTCATTCTCTCTCCTTCTCCAAAACATGCTTACTCTCCCTTTTCTACCCTGTTAATGGTTAGGATTATGCCCCTAATGAACCGCTTCTGACCCTCTCTAATGCCAGACTCAGCCATATCAATTCCACTCTCCACTGTTGGGGTCATAATCAAAGCCTCTTTCCACTTGCCTATCAATTCCTTGCCCTCTGGTGTCTGTTCAAATACCTTGTGAATGAGATAGTCAAGCCTTTCACTGCCTGACTCATCATCCTTCTGTTGTCTTAATGCTTCTGCTGGGTCAAACCCTGTTTGCAGATCATCGTAAAAATTAGACTCCTGCTGTTTCATCCACTCCCCCTAATTGTGTTTGTGCCACTTCCATAATCTGCTGTCCAAATGCCTGTACCTGCTCCTTCTCCCTTGTAAGTTCTGCCGGTACGCTTAACTTATCCCTCCAATAACTGGGAAGATCCTCGACCTTTACAGTCCCAAAAAGCACTTCCTGGGGCAAGGTCTGGCAGTTGGACCACCATACTTGGCTATTCTGGAAATCTTCCATGTCCTCGGACTTTGACATTGGAGAGGTCATCTTAATAGTGACCTGCTTTCCGTCCACTACTAGGTTTGGTTCTACCTGCCCCAACTCAGCTAAAATGTCTATTTCTGCTGCCAGTAATGGCTCAATGAGCTCAGTCTTTAGCCTGCCAAATGATGCGCCTCTCTTC